GGGGGTGGGGCCCTCGCGGCCCCCCGCCGCGGCGGCCCGCGTGCGGGCCCGGACGAGCTTTGCGATCTTCTTCTGAAGCGCCGCCCGGAGCCCCGCATTCGGCTCGATGGCCGCGATCGTCTTCGGCTTAGCCACTTACACCCCCTAGCGACTGCAGAAGCTGTCGAGACTCGTCGGGCGGATTCGCCTGCGGCGCCTCTGGCGCTTTGATCGCCGCCGTCGCGCTCTGGAGCGAGTCGAGAAGGCCTTGGAAGTCCTCTGGATCGCCGTCCGGGGGCTCATCAGAGAGAAAGCCCAAGTGCATGACAGGCTCGGTCTTGACGGCCTCTCGCACCTCTTCAGCGCTGATGGCCTGCATCTGAGCGAGCGTCGCCAGCGTGCCAGCCCGAGACTGAGCCGTCATCGCGGCGGCGTTCTCGTCTTCTTTGCTAAGTGGGTTGAAGTCGAAGGAGAGGTCCGCATCGATGGTGCCGAACTCGACGAGCTCGATCGCCTTCAGGCATGTCATGATCGCGTCGCGCCGGAGTTCCTGCTTCGATTTGATGTAGTCGTAGTAGTTGCGGATATCCGACTCGCCGGTCGCGTTGAAGCCGCTCGGGCTGATGCCCAAGAGCTTGACGGCCGGGGTCCGATTGAGCGCCGCGATCATCTCGAGCGACTGCCGGACAACGTCCGTGCATCCGGCGATGGACGTCTGGACGTTCATCACGGCCTCCGCGTCCTTGTCGCAGACGAAGACGGAGGAGTTGTCGCGATACCTTTGCAGGGCCTTCATGCGGATGTCGAAGAGCTGCAGGCCGTTCGGCGAGTTGAAGATGTCGTCCGTGCTCGTCTGAAAGACCAGAAGCGAGACCTTCCTGACGAGGTCCGCCGTGTACACCCTGCATTGGTTCCAGTGCATCACGTAGTCCCAGAGAATTTGCGCCTGCGGGATTCCAAGGAAGTTGTATGCGGGCCGGAGAAGCGTCGGCGGGGGGTTGTCGTAGAGCGGGATCATGCGCGAAGCATGGACGCGCTGGCCGAGCACCCAATACCACTTCGGCCTCATGTAATCGGCCTTAAGCGGATTGGAGGAGTTGTAGTCGCCGGGCGACACGCTGACCGGATCGACCACGACGAAGCGGAGCGTTCCGCCCTTCACCAGCTCGGCCGAGGCGTCATTGATGCGGAGAGGAAGTTCAGTCTTCTCTTCGCCGGTATCGATAAAGATGAAGGCGCCGCCCATGTACCCGGTGATTGTTGCGGCCTCGTGAAAGAGCCCCCGGAGGTGATACTTTTTCTCCTGAAGCTTCTGAAGCTCGTCCACCTTCTCGCCATCGTCGGAGCCGGTGATCTGGATCCACTCGCGCGTGATGTCGTCGGAGATGGTCTGCACGCAGGCGCGGATCATGCCATTTTGAGCGATCTGCTGTAGGGCGCCGTAGCCGATGAACGACGTCGTCGGATACTGTCCGAGCTCATAGCCGTGCTGCTGCAGGGACTTGTAAATCGTCGAGTACAGCCCGGTATCGGCAAGCTCAGCGTCCTGCGCCAGCCGGACCTCTTCGGTCGTGCCGAGCGTAACCGGGAGGGCGAAGCGCTCGCGGACCTTTTCTTCGGTCTCGAAGACCTTGGCAGCTAGCGGAGGGGCGTAGAGCTGAGCGCCGAGCTCTTCCATTAGGGCGGCGCGGCGGGCCTGATCGAGGATGCCGGAGCGCTTATCGGCCCGGGCCTCAGTCTTTGCCTTTTTCTTGGTCTTGGTCTTGGTCATTGCAAGTGCCTGCTTATTCAGTCGTCAAAGCCCCGGGTACTGGTCGCGCCGCGGGGCTTCATTTTGAGCCGCCTAGCGCTGGGCAAGGTAGGCGAGATTTGTCGGGTCGATGTGCAGTCCAGAGTGGCGATTCAGGTCATTCAATGCCTGGCTCATCGCGTCGATGGTGTCATCGTGAGCACCTGACGGAAATGCGAGGAGCTCAGGAATGAAGTCCTGCGCCACCCACGGATAGCGGTCCGGAGGCGGCAGGTAGACGTTCCGGGCCTCCCAGAGCGTCGTTACCGCGTTCGCTCGGGCTTCCTTGCTCTCTTTCGGAGTGATCGGGATGATGCCGGTCACTTTCCTTTTGAGCGCGCTGATGATCGCCGGGCCGTTCGCCTTGTCCTCGATGAGCTTTCGGGTGATCCGCGGGTACTTCCTCGCGGCCGCTACGAACTGCTCGAGCGACTTCACAAAGTCCCAGCGTCCCCGGAACTGGTCGACGAGGTAGAAAGCGCCGTCCTTTCGTCCCCACACCTGCCCGACCACGAAGTCGGATGTCGCGGACTCTTTAAAAGTCATATCCCACGAGATAACGGCCGCGTCGAAGCGCTCCGGGAGCTTGTCCCAGTGCTGAATCCAGTCGGACTTGAAGAGCCCACCGCCGCGCGGCATCGGTCTCTGCTGAAGCTGGCCGGCCGTCGCGAAAGAGCCCATCGTTCGCTCCATCTCGGAGACTTGCGCTTCGGAGAAGCGCTCCGGGAAGAGTAGCTCTCCGTCCTCAGTGCGCGGGTCCGTGAAGCCGATGCATGTCGCGCACCGGCGCTCCGGCTCGAAGCGCATTGGGAGCATCAGGTGCTCATAGCCCAGCTGGCGGCTCAGGATGATCCCGGCCGTATCGCGCTCGTGCAACCTTTGCATGATGACGATGATCGCCGAGTCCTGGTTGTTCACACGGGACGGAACGGCCTCTAGGAAGGTCTGCTCCGCAGCGGAGAGCGCGGCTTCTGAAAAGGCGTCGTCTACGCTCAGCGGGTCGTCGATGATGATGCGGTCGCCTCGAGAGCCAGTGAGGCTTCGGAAAGCCATAGACTCACGAAAGCCAGTAGCCGTGTTTTCGAACTTCTTCTTTGCGTTCTGGTCGCCGCACAGTTCGACGCTCCATCGCTCCTGATACCAATCGGAGGAGATCAAGCGTCGACACTTCAGGTTGTCTCGGATTGCGAGGTCTTCCTTATGCGCAGTTGTCAGATATCGCAGAGAAGGATTTCCGCCTGCGCCCCATTCCCAAGCAGGAAAGAAGACGCCAGTGAGCAGTGATTTCATCATGCCCGGCGGAACGTTCATCAGAAGGCGCTTGATCTGGCCGTTATGCACTGCCTCGAGATGCTCGCACATTGCATCGAGCGCCCACCCCCACTTGATCGGTGTAGCAGGCTCGAGCACGTGCCATGCCATCTTGCAGAACTCGGACAGGCTGCGCCGCGCAATCTCCTGATCAAGTTCGATCAGTGTCGGGAGTCTCGTCATACAGCAACTCTCTTGCGGCCTTGAGCTTTTCCATGTCGATCGTGGAAAGATCAGGCGTGTCGCTCTGAATCTTCACGGTCTTGCGATCGCCGTAGCGCGAATCATCACGCCACGAAATCTGGCGAGCCTTCTCCTGCATCAGCACCTTGAAGGCTTCAACAGTTCCCTTCGGAAAGTCATCGCCGTTCAGCAATCGCGTCTGCAGTTCATTGTTCAAATTTGCTTGAAGCTCAAGCAATTCATCGTTGAACTTCTCGGCGCTTGCTTCGCGCGCGCGCGCGGACTGAGTGCAAAACTCTGGATTGGTGTCTTTCCATCTGCGAAGAGTTACCGCATCCGGCATGCCAGGCATCTTGCAAATCTGACGCTCTGACTTGCCTTCACGAATCAAATCACAGATTCTCTCCGCAAGCTCCGGCGTATAGGTTGATGGTCTTCCGCCCTTGGAGGCGTTCGGTTTTGATGCCATAGCACCTCCTTTTCTTTTGTGGAACTTCAGGCATCGTCCTACCCCAAAAAGAAAAGGGCCTCTCCGGAGAGAAGCCCTTGTGCTCAGGACCCGGAACCAGTGAAGCAAAGTGAAAAGCTGGTTCGGTCCTGGTTTGATTTTAGGCAATCGACAGCTGAAGCCTATGGCCGAGTGACCGAAGAGTGGCCTCAATACGGTCGATCTTCGTAGGATGGCGAACGTCGAGAATCCGCGTCACTTCAGGAAGCTTCAGTTCGGCCTTCTTAGCGAGTTCGACGCGAGAAACACCATCGCGCGCCATCGCATTTGAAAGCAGAATTTTTGCAACCTGATTTGCGCTCAGATGAACAACATATTCACCGGGAAGCGCAGGTGACGCCTCCGGAATAAGTTCTCCATCTTTAATACGGAACTCGACACAATCCTCGACGGCATAACGGGCCCAATTTTCAAGAGGCTCGCCATCCACGGAATATGACAGAAGTTCGGGCAGATCCCGGCAACGAACAATCTCAGTGCCGTCCTTAAGCTTTTCAAAGCGGCATGGAAAATCGAAATTTGACATTTGTCAGACATACGATCATGCAGCAAGCCCCGCCGGCTAAGGCGGGGGTGTGTTTTATTTCTTAGAGACTTCCTTCAGGCCAAGATCGCGAATGATGTCCTTGCGGATACTTTCATTCATCTCTGCGCCGGGGTGTCGAGGCATGGTTTGCGTTTTTGGGTTCCCCGGGACTCTCAGGCGAAGGTGTCTGGTTCCGTGGGTGACCTCAACGCCTCTCGACTTAAGCCACCGAAGAAATTCACTTTGCTTCATGATCTCCTCTATTGGTTGAACACGTGAATATTCTACCATGAGGTTAGCATTTTTGCAAATGTTATGTATTTCGACGCTACTTATTCCGGCATCAAAAAAGCCCGGTCATCTCTGACTGGGCTTACGTTTCTTTCGGGTGCAAAAAGGCTGCCCCGTGGCAAAACTCTCGAAATCGCAATGGAAGTCGGCTAAAAATTGTATGTTCAGTATATATACCTCAACCATCGTTGTCAAAGTACGTTTTGATGATTCTCTGGAACTTCTGACACACGCCATCAAATGCACGCAAGAAACCGCGATACGTCACGCGGAGTTCCCTAGCGCACAAACCGACGTGCCTCCCTTCTCCATAGACCATTTGAAGCACGCGCTTTTCCTGTGGAGTTAGCCAGGGTCCCCCATAGGCAGCAGATAGCTTTTCCGCATCAGCCATATCAGCACTCGAGATTGGAGGTTCGTTCCGGTACTCCTCAATAGCTGGAGGGCCATACTTCAGGCGGAGTTCGTTTAATACCTGAGCTGTCGGCGAAGGTAATGATTTCCTGCGAGCTCGAATGCACCGACTCCAGTTTTGCAAGCGTTTGGAGAATATCGGATCGATCATGAAAGCTCCTCGATGTAGACGGTGACGGATGGGAACTCTGCGTACGTTTTGGCAGCAGAGACCTCAACGACTTGAGCGTCATCCTTCCACGCGATGCCGTTGAGTCCATCGCAGATGATTTTGATGATGTTGTCCATATCCGGCTTCTTGGCAGGTCGTTCGCAGCCCTGCAGGCATGCTGCGCGGCGTTTCTGCGAGTACGAAGCAGGCACAGGGAAAGCAGCGAGGATAGAAATCTTGACTGCCCTGCGCATGATGTCTCGGTTGCACATCGCGTACTTGCCAAGAACGGCTACACGGGCCTCGTAGCGACGGGTTTCATCGGGCGTATAGGCGTGGCCGGTGCGAGAGAAGCGCGGACGTGCCTTGCCCTGAGGCGTACCGGGAATGTTGAGCTTAACCACGGACTTTCTTCTCCTCTCGAATGCGTTCTTCATACTTCGTAAAGCCGGCTGGGCTCCATGCTTTGATCTGATCGAGTTTGAACGTCAGCCCATAGAGGTCAGCGAAGATCGTAAAACCGCGTCGTTCGCCGTAGAAGCGATCCCAGGCTCCTTCTTTTAGGACGAAGAAGAGCGCGGCACCTTCAGGCGGATAGGTGGAGATGTCGTCGATGTCCACCTCAGTGAAAGTGAAGGGCAAGCGCTTCGGCGCGTGTTCCTTGGAAGGTGGATCGATGGGCATGAGACGGGAGACTTTCTTGAGCGTCATTTTTTGTCCTTTGCTTGTTTGGCTTTGAGTTGCTTATCGATGCGCCATTTGTCGAAGGCGGCGCGAAGAATCTTGACGGTCTTAATCCGGCGTGCTATGCGGTCGGCTTCGGGCTCGGGCTCGAAGTGCTCGCAGTAGTCCACGGACTCGACGGAGCGAAATCGCTTGTATCCGCCGATCTCCCCGGGGAGAGAGCAGTAGACGAGGCCTCTGGCGAGCATCCCCCACTGGCCTCTGTGGAGGCGAAGCGGATCGCCTTTCGGCAGCGGATCGAGCGGTGCGCAGTTGCGGCAGCGAAGACACTCACTCATGTCGCTCCCTCATGATGAAGGTCGTCCGGCTGATCCACCGTGAGAAGGCGTGGATGAAGCGTTTGTGGATTCCGGTAGTGGGTTCCATCAGAACACCTCCTCGGGCTTCAGGTTTTTGAGGGCAGAGCGCTTGCGGAAGTCCGACCAGGTGCATTTGATGGGGTAAAGGACCTGATTGAAGCGCGAGGCGATGCGCTCAGCACCAGCGGCATCGAAGTCGGCCTGTGCTAGGTTGGTTGTGACGATGGTCGGCAGGCGGTTTGCAGTGCGCAGATCGATGATCTGCTGAAGGCGATCTTTGCGGGCGTCGGTCCATGCGCTCGTTCCCACTTCGTCGATGACGAGGCAGGAAGTTGAAGCGAGCCACTGGCGAATCTTCCAGAGCGGCTGATCGAGCTTCGCCGCGTAGGCGGGCGTGTAAAGGTCGAAGTACTCGCTTGCCGGGATGAAGAATCCGGGAGCCTTGCGCGCCGCGAGGTCGGTGAGGATGGCCTTGGCGAGATGAGTCTTACCCGTTCCCGTGAACCCAAGGAAGAGGATTCCTGCCTCGGGGTGAGTCTCATCGAGGAGGCGCGTCATGAGGCGTTCAGAGAAGCGCTTCGAGATGGCGAGGGCCTTAGCCTGATCCTTCTCTGCCGCGTCGAGCTGAAAGTTCGAGAAGGTCTCTGCAGACGGTTGACGAAGCCATGAGAGACAGCGGGCCAGAGAGGCGTGAATGTCGCTGAAGCGTACACGGAGTTCATCTGCCTTTAGATCGCACTCGGACTTTTTGGGAAGTGCTCGCGGAGGCGGGTTTGCGACTCGCACGGCCTCGATCTTCGTGAAGATCGGCTGCAGTGCTTGCTTTGAAAATGCTTTTTGAAGTTCGGGCATAGGGTTTTACCAGTCGTAATCGGCAGCGGTTCGTTGGTGGAGAGGCTTCGGCTTGGGTGTTTGGTTGGGGTGGTATCGGAGCTCGTTGGAGCACCACGTTCGGAAACCTGCAGGCCAGACCACTAGGCTTCGATCGTGTGCGATTGCGTGATTGACGAATGCGGAGAAGACCTGCTGAGGGTCCCCGATACCGGCCTTTTGCGCAATTTCGAGGTATTCGGGCGGGATTGAGGCATCAGGCCCAAACGGGCATCGGGTAGCGGGCTTTTTGCGCGGCGTGGTAGTCCTGCGCTTCGGAGCTTCGGCCTTCACGGTGTTGGGTTCTGACCCCATCGAGCGGGCTTCCTCGTACAAGGACTCGTCGAAAGGAACATCCTCGAAGGTGTTTTCAAGCGTCTGCGAAGCGGACGCGCCTATAGAATTACTGTTATTACCTGTATTCCCTGTATTACCCTGTATATGAATCCCGTGTTGCGGGGTACCCTCCCCCGCGATACGGGGTACCCTCCCCCCCGTTACGGGATACCCCTTCTCCTTATCATGGGGGTCCCCCGCGATACGGGGTACCCCTTGATACGGAGCACCCCCACAATAAGGAGTGGTATCTGCGGGCAAAAGCGATTTCATTCCCTGTCGTTTTTCCGGCCATTCACTTGCTACGAATCCAACAAGGCGGAAAACGCTCCCGGTGATGTTCCCAGTAGGCCCATGTGTGCGCTCAAAGGTGACGTAGCCCATCTGAACGAGCTTCTTCACGTACCGCCCTACGGTATCTGCTTTTTTGTAGCCCATCAGTTTCGCGAGTTCGCCTTGCGTCTTCTCGCAAGCGCCCGTTTTTTCTAAGTACCAACAAGCAATTTCTTTCAGCAAGGCGAGGGCTTCAGGCTCTCCGGAAAACCGCAGCGCCTGTGCCCGGGCCCATCTCTCTGCGGCGTAGCTCATCGCGCATCTCCTGCCGTTACGACGCCGTTTGAATTCCGTTGCGATGCCTCGACTTGATTCAGTACTCTTGCTATTGCCAGCGTTTCATTAAGGTACGCATCCAGAGCGACAAGCACAATGTCCTGCCGCGTCAGGCCAAGCGCAAGAGAGATCAGGTCGACTTTATCGACAAGATCCTTGGGAGCCTTCACGCGAACATCGATATCGCCCTTGCGGAGTTCTGGACGAATGAACATCAGTTGGCCTCAGCAGAGGTAAGCGGCGGATAACGTTTCCAGACCCGAAGTTCTGGAAAGCGAAATCGAAGATCGTTTTCACGAGTCGCTGTGAGACCGTTTTTTGTCCATGCGAATACTGACGGCTGTTTCACACCCACAAGCTCGGCGGTCTTCCTTTGACTACCGACCTCGCGAACGAGATCGCGAGCGATCGCAGTTGCACGCAGATTGCTCTGTTTTGTCATAGGTGTCTCTTTACCTTTATAGATAGCGATAGAAGCAACTATATCACAAGTAATAGACATTCCATTCACACGAACCGATAGGCTTGTCTATCATGACAACGCTTTCAGAAAGAATCTCTTGGGTGCTTCAGCACTTCAATATCTCGCAATCGGAGCTAGCCGCGTTGGCGGGCATCAAGCAGCCCTCTGTGGCAAGTTGGGTGTCGGGCAAGACGAAAAATATGAAGTCCGCTCCGGCTCTCGCTATTTGCTCCAAATTGCCTCTCAATCAAAACTGGATCGTTAACGGCGTAGGAGAGCCTCTTGTATCAAACGACCAGCCTCCCGCTAACCAGAGCAATGTTGAGCCTATTCGTGGGAGGATGAAAAGGATTCCCATCCTTTCCTATGCACAGGCAGGAGATCCCACATCAACAGGGCAAATTGCTGCCAGGCAGGCAGCAATCGAAAGCGGGGATTTCATTTGGGTTGACATGGACCTGCCCGATGATTGTTACGCCCTCAAGGTTATTGGGAGTTCGATGGAACCAGATTTCCAAGAGGGAGACATCATCGTTGTTGATCCCACTATTCATCCAATGCCTGGTGATTTTGTAATTGCAACAAGGGTCAGTAAGTTCTCGGACGACATGGAAACAACATTCAAAAAATATCGTCCCCGCGGATATGACGAGTATGGAAATGAAATCTTCGAATTGATCCCACTTAATGAGGACTATCCGATATACAACTCGCGCACGGAAAGACTTTCCGTCATTGGCGTTATGGTTGAACACCGTCGCTCCTATCGCCGAAGACGATAGTTTGAATCACCTACCTTCAGCCCGTCTCCTAGATGGGCTTTTTTTATGCCTACACATATAGCTATACCTATTGACATCGATGATAGCAATGTCTATAGTTACATCTATCGGCATCCCTATATGCCGAAACATCCCCCCTCCGGCCGGAAGCCGGGTGGGGCACCGGATGATGATTAGTCAGACGGGCGAAGGAAAGCCTCAAGGCGCGGAGCTAGTACCTCCCGCCGAGCGGACAAAAACGCACACGGGCAGACCGGAGCAGTGAATCTCCCCCGCCGGGAGTTGGTTCAGACCATCGGCGAGGGAGAGGGCCAATTGAAGCGCTTTCTTTTGAGAGCGCTTCTGTGGGTCTTTCTTAGGAGGATTTATGAAGGTAGAAATTGAAGACGGCCGTCTGATCGTTACGCCGATCACGGAAGAAGATTCTCGGATCATCTATGCATTGGCGGCCGCCTATGCCGCATTCGATGCTGTTTGCTATCCGATCATGGGCGAAGCAGTTCGTTGCACCGATGACGCTTTCACAGACTTTTTCATAGGAGAAAGAGATGGAAATTGACGCCAAGCGATACTTCAAGCTTTCGCTTCCTGGAAGGAAGCAAGACGGCCGAAAACGAATTGCGCTGGCTTCTGATTGCCGCGAGTGCGTATGCGCAGGCGATTAACGCTGCCTCGTTTCGCGAAGGCAAAAATGTTTTGGGAACAGGCGGCAGTTACATCGCTCCAATCACGCGGGAAGAGGTTGAAAACCAAAAGAAGGCGTTCGAGGAAGCCCTGAGCGCCTTCTTCGATGAGGTTGAAGCCTTACGGCAACTTACTTCTGTTCATCACGGCGAGCCGCAAACCGGCGGCATTTCTCATAGAGATCAGCCAGCAACTCGAGATCGTGATTCAGCGGGTTCATGACTTCATAGTCGCCCTCATCAAAGTAGTCGAGCTCCTCACCTGCTTTGGTTGTGGGGATGCGATCCAACTTGATCGCACCGGACATGAGCAGGCCAAAGAACAAAACTTCAGCCTTTGAGAGTTTTGGAAGGTTCTCCCCCGGATAAAAACCTTGAGGGTTCAGATCATCGAACATGGATTTCTCCTTCGGTGAGTTGATACGGAATGTCGAATGGGAGTCCGACGTTCATATCTTCGCACCGAAGGAGACCTCATATTCAAGCCTCTTCTCGGAGCGAGAGAGTGATTTAAGGCTTCTCCGGGAGGAGACTTGAATCTGAATGGAGAACACCATGATTCAACACGACAGCGATTGTGCAGTTCACAACGGCCCCGCGCTTCCGCCGGGGCCGTGTAACTGCGGCGCTCAGGCTAAATATGAACGCCGATGGATTGCATACCTTCGTCAGCGGGGTTGTAGAGCGGTCGCTCACCGGAGAATTGCTTTTGGCATGTGGTTAGGCCAACGATTTTGCCAAGCGAGAACAGATGCCACCCGGGCACTGTGCCTGACCTGCTACCGCCTGCTGTTTGGTAAGCGCGCAGCGCGGAACGCCCTGCGGTGGTGGTGCCGAGCAAGAAAGGCTCAACGACGCGCAGGAATCCATCGTATGTGAATGTCACCACCCGGCGCTCCTCAATCGCTTGAGCAAGCACGTCATAAACACTCATGTTTTCTCCTCTGAGGTAGTTGAACAAAGTCGCACTGTGAGAGCCGCGACAAGTTCAGCTTACCCCAGAGGGAGATTCCAACTTCAGCCTGTTCGCAAGAGTGGTCTGAGGTTGACTTTTCGTATAATTGATTGAAGAGACACACGGGGACACGACGTGACACTTACTGACAATCAAAAACGGGCTCTAGTGAAAAGGATCGCCGACATCTATGAGAAAGTAGGTGTTGCAGGTCTGGCCTTAGGGCTTTTCCAGTACAACTTCCAAGGGACGTTGATTGGACTGGGGTTCTTGACGGTCAGCCTCTTACTCACATACCTTTTGGAGCGATGAACATGGACTTATGGACGCTAGTAGCCATCTTCGGCGTAATCGGTGCGGCATTCGCCCTGTACCTACTTCGCGGTCTTCCCCCGAACCATCGGCACTAATCGCTGACACGAACAATCAGGCCCTCGCATCGAAAGGTGCGGGGGCTTTTTCATGCTCTCCTATGAGAGCCCAGCTTCAGGCCGCTTCCCCGGCATTTATTCCAAGAATGCCGCGCCCCCATGCAAGGCACGCTCCGGGAGGCGGCTTGAACCTGAATTTTGACATCGCTTGCAGATTCGGGCATACTGCGCTCAGGTGCTCAAAACACCTGTAAAGCGGATTCCGCCCTGTCAGTCATGCGGATTTTTTTGTATCTGTAGCCCTATGGGCGCGGATAGCTCAGCTCATGGCTGAGCGTGAGGCTAATAAAAAACCCGAAAGGGAAATATGCCCGCCGCCTTTACACGGTTTTGAGCGCTTGGCCGCCCTCTCAAAAGGGGCGATTAATCAAATATGTAAAGGAGTTCACAATGGCTCAGAACATTGTTCAAAATGCCTTCCGTGTGGTTGAAGGCCGTGCGGTTACGTCCAGCTTCAAAGTTGCAGAATACTTTGGCAAAAAGCACAGCGACGTAGTTCGCGCGGTAGATGACCTAATTGCAAAAAATCAAGAACTTCAAGTATTACGCAATTTTGCGCGATACTCAGAAACAGTCAGTCTGAACGACAAGGGTGCTACTCGAAAGGTTCCTGCGTACTGGATGGATCGCAAGGGCTTCTGTCTATTGGCTATGGGCTTCACCGGTGCTAAGGCGCTCGAATTCAAGTGTGCTTTCTACGATGAGTTCGAGCGGATGGAACAGGCGCTGAAGAATCCTCCCGCTCCGGCATATATCACCGACGCACAGCAACGCGAAATCCAAAGAGCAGTAGGCCGCCGCTCCGAAGGCTACGGGATCAACTATCAAACGATTTACTCGGCGCTGAAAAATCATTTCAACGTCCCCAGCTACAAGCGGATTCTCGAAAAAGACTTCGAGGCCGCAATCTCCTTCATCCAGTCAGTCAAAATCATGACGCGTGAAGAATGCATCGAGCATGAAAAGGCTCAGATGAAGCGCATCGAGGCTGCCACTTATCACGACGAGCCGATCCCGCCGAAGGTCTACACCGTCAAGGCGCACTTCATGGAGGAACTACGGTCTCTCGTCTACACGTGGCGCTACCTGCATCGCGCAAACCTCGAGCGCTATGTGGACTTCCTCCGAAGCGTCGATTCGCCCTACGCTGCATCCATGTGGGAAGCCGTTCACGACTTCAACTGGCTGAACCTTGAAGCCTCTCTCGACAAGATCGGATACAGCGTCAAGGAGCTTCCTTGCTACAAACACTGGCTGAGCCATCAGCCCGCGTAACTGACAATCATCTCTAACTACAAAGCCTCGTCGCCGAAAAGCGCCGGGGCTTTTCTTTTGCGAGAAGCGAAATGAGCTCATATCAAGTTACGGTCGATTTCCGGAAGTTCACCAGCGCCCAGATGTGGGACGCACGATACGGATTCCGGAGCGTGATCCGTGCTTTTGACTCCATGTCGGACGAGGCACTCAACACATTTATGCGCGAATACCTCCAGCAGCTCCTCGACATTGACGAGGACATTGAAGACCGCGAGGGCTTCGCTTTCGCGGCGGGTGCTGCACTTGCTCACCAGATGAGGAGCCGCAAATGACCAAGTTCACGGAATTCCTGCTCGACGCGCTGACGGGCAGCCCGGCCAAGGGCTTTACCCCGGCTGAGCTCGCCAGAGAGCATCAAGCTCAGATGATCGGCGTCATCGGCGGGGTCATCTTCTTCGCGACGATGTGCCTCGTCATCTACGGCGGCTCATACCTCCTCAAATACCTCGCTACCAACTGAGGCTTCATCATGAACGAAACCGAATTCACTCCGCGCTGCCTTTCCGGAGCGGCTGAGCTCGAGATCGACTTCTACCGCGATCTCTACGAACTTGGGGTGTGGTGGGCGCTCCTCTCCAGCTATGACCGCGAGACCCGCGCACGCCGCGTCCTCGAGCGCTCCCTGTACAACGTCGAGGGGTTCCGCGAAGCGTTCGACCGCGAGGCCGCCAAGGGCGGGGAGTTCTTCGACGTAATCGACCGCATCCTGCACAAGGCCGACCGGGCCTGCAAGGAATGGTCTCAGTACGAGTACGAGGAGAACAAGCGCGACCGTGCTGAGGACGCCGCATGATCAGGCGCACCAAAAAGGAGCTCATTCAGATCTTCAAGAAGCTCCGCGAGTCTCACGCTTGGTCTAAGGACGAGACCGGAGAGCTCTCGATCATCCGAGAGCGCTACGAGGAGGGCAAGGAAGATGAAGTTCATCGCCTGATAGGTGAACTGGACGCCAAGCTAGGCGCAAAGCGTCTCGCACTCTTCGCGCTTTGGAGTGACCTCACCCGCTCAGAGAAGGAACCGCAATGACCATCCCCCAGCACCCGCACCGGCATCGCTCTCAGCTCAGCAAGCGCCAGCGCAGGGCATGCGCAGCGCGCAACGCCCGAGCGAGAGAGCGCAAGACCAAAGCAACGAAACACACCAAGGCGAGCTTCCTCCAGGGGCTCGCCTTTTTACTAGGGAGATTTTTCCGATGACAACCGACTCAGCAGACCGGGCCGAATGGCTCAAGCAGCCGGAAGCAGAAGCGCGCCGGGGCCGCCAGACGACCAAGAGCGGCCGAACAGCTGCGAACAACCGCACAGCCCGCCCCCAAACAGGCGGGCTTTTTCGACCTCATTCGCTACATCTTGGAAAGGTGGTTCAAATGACACCGAATGACCAGAAAGAAAAAGAGGTTTGGGAAGCCGAACAGGCCTCCGCAAACCTCCCTATGTCCGGGCAAGACGAAGACGACATCGAGCGCATGCGAAAAGAGTTCGATGAAGTCTTCGCGTTTTAACCACACGGAGAATCATACATGAGCTACGGAACGCTTGTTTTGGGCGAAAGTGGGTCAGGCAAGACTTGCTCCCTTCGCAATATCGATCCAACCAAAACGCTAATCATCCAACCGGTCAAAAAACCGCTTCCTTTCAGGTCAACTGGCTGGAAGTTTGTTCAGCTCGGAACTAAAAAAGTTGTCGAGAACAAGCGAGAGCGAGAAGAGCTCACACGCCTGAGTGGCGGCAACATCCTCTGCACGTCCAACGTCCCCTTCATCCTTCAGTCCATGAAGGAGACCTCAAAGGAGATCATCGTCATCGACGATTGGCAGTACTTCCTATCCTTCAGAATGATGGAGTTGCGGAACGTCGGAGGCTATGACAAGTGGAATCAGATCGGCGGCTGCGGGTTCGATCTCGCCAAGACCGCTTCAGAGCTCGACGATGCAAAACGCGTCTATCTCCTTGCGCACACGGTGGTCAAGGATGGCGTGACGCGCATCAAAACGATCGGGCAGATGCTGGACGAAAAGATCGTCATTGAAGGGATGTTCACAACCGTCCTTCGAACAGCGGTCGATCAGGGCAGGTACCTCTTTCGCACTCACAACTCAGGCTTCGACACCGTGAAATCTCCTCTTGGGATGTTCGAAGAAGACGAGATCGACAACGACCTTGCAGAGGTCGACAAGGCCATCTGCGAGTACTACGGAATTTCAACACCCGCCGAAGAATCGGCAAAGGAATCTAAATGATCATCGGAACTATCAAGGCCGACAAGGTATCTGCCATCAGGAGCGAAACCCCGGCCCGCATCTTTGAAACTGGGGCTTACAAAGGAAAGATCCTGCAGGCAGAGCAGTACGAAACGAAGAACGGAGCCGCGATGCTCCGGTTTTACTTCGAATCGAATGATGGAGCCACGGCGTGGCTCTCGCTTTGCATCGTCAAAAGCGACGGCGAAGATGCTTTTGGTATGGGTATCTTCCAGTCCATGCTTTTTTGCTCCAAAACCGAGTCGGTCGAATGGGTCGAAGGCAAGGTACGCACCATGAAAGGCGAGATCGTGAAGGGCTATCGCGGAAAGGCGATCGAAGGAAAGCCAATCGGCCTCGTCCTTGAAGCAGAGCCCCGCGAATACCTCTATCTAGGGGAGGTAAAGATCGCCAACGACATGACGATCCGACGCGCATTCGATCCGGCCACCGGTCGAACCGCTAAGGAGATCGATTCGGGCGCGACTGAAGCCACGGCTATCCCCGCGCTTCTTAAGAACCTGAAGGAGCATCCTAAGGCGGTGCGCAAGCTTGACGGAGGAACGCAGGCACAGACCTCCCGCGCAGCTTCTATGCCGCCTGATCCGCCAGTCGATGACGACATGCCCTTCTAACAACCATTCAGCCCCGGTCAACCACCGGGGCTTTTTTGCGAGCACTCAAAATGAAAATTTACGAAATCCCCGGCGCGCTGCGCGAACTTCTCGACCGCCTCGACGCCGATCCCGATACGGGTGAGGTCGATGGCGAAGCCCTTGCCGCCTACGCGGAGTACACCACCGCAGCAGCTGAAAAGCTCGAAGGGACGGCTTGCTACTGCCGCGAACTCAAGGCCGAAGCCGAAGCTATCAAGGCTGAAGAAGAGCGTCTTGCAAAGCGCCGTAAGGCACTGGAGAACAAGTCCGAGCGCCTGAAGGCCTACATGATGCCCGCGCTCGAAGCTATGGGCGGAAAGGTCAAAGGCGTCATGGTGTCTCTTCGCATCGGCACGACGCAAGCCGTCAAGGTGCTCGACCTTGAGGCCCTTCCCGAAGCCTTCAGGCGCATCAAGACGACGATCGATCCGGACAAAGTAGCGCTGAAGAAGGCGCTCAAGGACGGCGAGACCATCCCCGGAGCGGCGCTCGAAGAACGCCAGTCCGTGGTGATCTCGTAAGTAAAGACAAGCTCATCACGCAAATCGTTCGATTGGCCTCTTCGAGTTGCTTAAATAGATTCGTCCATTGTCTTCAAACACATCCCCCAACAAAATGCGAAGAATCACCTCCATTTTGCGCACTTCTGTGCTCACAATGATTTTTCCATTTCTGACTGAGTTCAGGTTGAGAATTTCATCGTATTTCTGAAAAGTAGCCAGCCTTCTTTCGAGAGGGGCGTCCTGCTCTTTTAGTAGCCATACCAAGCGAGCCACCTTCATCGAATCAAGCGCTTGGACTTTGTCTGCACTATCTTGATCGAAGATTGGCTGTCGGAAGAAGGTTGTAATGGTCGTCTTGTCCGCTCCGGGCGCATACTGATCAGAAAACCCCGGAAGGACCGCGCGGATGTTCTGAACACTTTTAAAACGCAATCTTTTTGACTCGAGGTCATAGACCCCTGAAAGCGACGATGCAATAGTGAATGCGGACTCTTCGATTTTTCTGACTGAGTCGCTGCAACCGAAACCAAACCAACGATCGCGCTTAGCGAGATAAGAATTGGTGAAGCGCTGAATTAGCACCAGATTAGGTAATTGTGGCGCTCGGAACAATAGAGCACGGCATTCGCTTAAGGAATCCGTGTTTTTCAGTACATCGCTACAGTTACCATTAATGATTTCCTGAAACGACGCGAATGTTCCATCGGCATCAACATAGTCGCTGATGGAAAAGCATTCGTCTGATTCCACCTTGTAACGACCGTCGAATTCAACTTCGCTTAGCTCTGAAAACTCTTCGTATTGGCTTCTGACAACGGCGCTTATATCATTGGCCGCATCAGACATGAGTTTGAGACGCCGAACGCAGGTCGACACCCCACGAAAAGAGGCTCCAGAGACAAACAGAGATTCCGCGTTATCCATCATTTCAATCCATACAAGCAGTTATCCGAAATACTTGAAGCTTCCGTCAATCGCAACGGCCTAAGGCTGGGATTTTTGATCAACACCGTCACAGTAGTGCCGTCTGGTCGCGTGGCCTCAAAAAAGCGCATTCCACAAATTCGCAGCAATGGGGAAAAAGCAATCGTCATTGACGCCCACGAGAGGATCAACAACAAGATCCCGCCAAGCAACCACCCCGTCGGCTCTTGGCGATCTCCCTGGATCATGAACAAAGGAAGAACATATGGCAGATAGGCCAACAGGCTATCTGTGCCCAGCTCTTTGACGCTTGTTAGCTTCACGGGGAGTCGATCCAACTTCGTCGCGACCCACCCGAGGTAGATCAGGATTATTTGCCCAAGAGCATAGTTGAACACCACTGCGCACAAAACGAATACCAGCTGCGCGTTCAGGTGAGCTTCTAAGAAATGAGAGACCACATCAGGCAACAGGCTCAGCAGCCAATCCGAGTACAAATAGCTGAACGTGATGCTCAACGGGAACACGGTAGCCAACGAAATAAGAGATCGATAAAGATTATTCATGGCAAGACTCCCCTCGCGACGTTTGTCGCAAGCTCCTTTTCCATTTTGACACAGCGCCTAAGATCGGGCACAATGTTCGTGCCCCGTGAAAGCGACGGGGACGGGATTGGAACCCCGACTCTAAGGCGCACAATAAAGCCGCCGACCGTTGGAAGCGGCTTTTTATTTGATGTGCAGGATGGCGTAACCGGCAGTTACGTCATCGACAAGCCTCCTTTATGGGTGGGCTTGTAGGACCCTCTTCGAGGGGCCGTTTCCTTAGAGCGGCGTTCCAAACCTACAAGCCCGCCCGCCACGATTGGAACCGTGCGAGCGGCATTCAACGCATCTAAGGAGACCTAAATGTCTGCACTCACTTTCTCTTTTGAGAATTCTTCCGTCCGCACCCTTGGCACGCCTGAAGCGCCTCTTTTTGTCGCAACCGACATCTGCAAGGCGCTCTCACACAGCAATCCGCGTAAGGCGATTGCCGATCTTGTCGACCCTGAAGACATCGTCAAGGCCGAGATCACCGACAGCATGGGCCGCACGCAAACCGTCAACTGCGTCACCGAGTCCGGCCTCTACGCACTGATCTTCGGCTCCAAGCTGGAGAGCGCAAAACGCTTCAAGCGCTGGGTAACGTCGGAAGTTCTGCCGGCGATTCGCCGCACGGGACGCTACGAAACAGACCAGTCCGCGCTGATCACGACTACAGAGCAGTACGAGATCCGCAAAGCTATCAAGTCACGCGCAAAGAACTCATCGGTTCACTACCAGACGGTCTACAACGCTCTTTACGATTACTTCAAGATCGCGAGCTACAAAGACCTAAGACACGATCAGATGAAAGCAGCACTCGCACTCATCGAGACATGCACACTTAAGCCGCAGCTTTCGGCTCCGGCAATTCCCGAAGGGTCAATCGTGATCGACGAGGCTATGGCCGAGAAAATCGTTGTCTTTATCTATTACTGGCGATATCTCTTTCGAGACGATCTGAATCTCTTTTTAGCGCTCTTGCGCCGCGTGAAATCCCCTCTCGCAGCTCATTTTTGGGAAGCCGTTAATGATCTGGGACTTGGCTTTATGGAAGATGCTCTAGCCAAGCAGGGATACTCGGTGAAAGATCTCTCGTGCTACCAACACTGGGCTTCGCAACAGCCCAAGCGCTTAACCGCGTAATCACCTAATTTTCTTAATAGGCCTCGGCACTCACCTGCCGGGGCCTTTCTTTTTTCCGAGAACGACATGACGTTGAAAAAACTTCTCGGCCACAACGAACGTACTGGGTTCAGCGATACCGCAATCATCTTCTGCGCCTTTCTGACTGGCGCCGGTATCAGCGCTCTCGGTATCTCACTCTGCCTGCTCATGCAGTGGGCAGTTCTTAATGGTTACGTACTTTTTTAGGAGTTCAGCCAATGAACGTCAAAGTCATCACCACCGCGCTGCAACACTTAGTTGGCGGCGCCGCTTTGAATGTTGCTCTGGGCGCAAGACTCGAATTAGCGACCCAAGAAGCAATCGCAGCCCGCGGACGTGAGGCAATTATCGTTTACCAATGGTACAGCCGCTGCGTCAAAGATCCTTCACTTGAGGATTTTGAATCGTGGCTAAGTAAAAAAATCAGCAAGACCAAGGAATTCAGCCAACTCGTTCAGGATTGGCACAATTTCTACAAGTCCCGCGGGGCGTAATGAGGAGCCTGCATGATGAGTATTCCCTCCCACCCACATCGGCGCCCTAAGCACGAATTGAGTCGTGATGCACGTAGAGCAATCAAAACGCGGTCAGCACGTGCAAAGAAAGCTAGAAAAGCTGCGCAGCCGCCGACGCATTCAAGCACGTCAAAACGACCATCGACCCGGATAAAGTGGCCCTCAAAAAGGCCCTAAAATCCGGTGAGGTCATTCCCGGCGCGGCTCTCGAAGACCGTCAGTCCGTCGTCATCAGCTAAAAAGGGGCCGCCAGAATGAAGAGTAAAAAATCATCATAAACCCCAAACTTAATTTGGATTTCAGCCCCGCCCAGGGGCTTCATCTTGATGCCGCTTGCCTTCTAGGATAAGCAGTGAAAACCGCCTCCCACGTGGATGCGCGCTTAGGCAGACGGCATCAAAATGACGTGATTGGCCAAAATGCGTTCAATTTTTGTCATGTTTGATCATGGTTCGACTGGCCTTCTTGAGACGAGTCTTCACTTTCTTGACGTCTTCCTCAACGGGTAAGTCTTCCGGCTTGACACCGCTATTTCGGATCATCATGTCGCGCACTTCTTTACCAACCGTTCGTGCAGAATCTGCGGCTTCTCTAAGCCCACGAACATTTTTACTGCGAATGCGCTCCGCGGTTTGCGTATCTCGGAACAAGTTGCCCGCCAGTTCCGTTATGCCCATGAAGTCGTATAAAACTGGAGACTTACGTCCGTTACCAATCACGCCCTTATGGGCCCGGAGATCCGCGAGAGACATGTTGTACATGCCTCGGAATCCTGCGTCTTTAAATAGCCCAAACTCGCCTGAGTTAACTCCGGCTTCCTTTGCGGCTGAGCTCAAGAGCTTTTCCGCAGACTTTAGATCTTCTCGCGTCTCTATACGGAGGACGCTGTTCGAGTCGATTGCGGCTTGGATAACTGTCTCAGCAAAGGCAGACAGGGCTATCTTGATGCGTTGCACTTCAGGCTTTTTGTCGTTAGCGTAAGTCGCAATCAGAAAGCAAGCGAACCGGTTCAGCTTGTAGTCAACCAGTCGGCCATCGTCGCTACGGATCTGTTCAAATGCCTCAGAGACGTCCAGTTCTAACTTTGCACATGAAGCAATAGCCCTGTTAATGACCCTCCTAAACTGGTCCCAAGAGCTATATCCCAAACGTAGCATGAACTCCTTCGCTAGCCAGTAACGATGCCCATTCTTGTGACTGCAGTTATCCAAGACTTCAATATCAGCATTTGAGGCAACGACTTCAGGCATCTGTTTCTCCGATGTACGAACGCATATAGTATTTTGACACAGCGCCTAAGATCGGGCAGAATATCCCTGCCCCGTGAAAGCGACGGGGACGGGCGTCGAAACCCGACTGATCTCAAGGCGCAAGAAAGCCGCCGACCGTTGGAAGCGGCTTTTTTTCTTAGGTGCCCAATTTTGGGCTTCTAGAGAAAATCACAGACTTGCGTGAAAGTCTCCTTTATGGGAGAGGCTCGCGGGCACCTTCGGGTGGCCGATACCTTGAGATCGGTTTTCGACCCCGCGATGCCTCGCCCACCACCGTCGAAAGTGGGAGCGAGGTTCTTAAACCTCTCAAGGAGACAAGCATGAACGCTGTCAAAACGCGCACCACTGCGCCCGCTATCACTGTCTGCAACGGTCTTGCTACCGTCCTTACGACGAACATCTCAGCCGTCTTTGAAAAGAATCATCGTCACGTCCTTCGCGACGTCGAAGACATTATCCAGCGCACGCCGGAAGATCGTCGCGGGAACTTCATCCCCGTAGAGCTTGAGCGCCCTTCCAACCTCGGAAAGGGCATCGTGAAGTACAAGGCGTATGCCCTCACGAAAGCAGGCTTCACGTTCCTCGCCATGGGCTTTACCGGCGAGAAAGCTGACAAGTTCAAGTGGGCTTATATCGATGAGTTCGACCGGATGGAAAAGGCGCTCTCAGGCGAGGGCGGCCCCGACTACATCGACGAGGCCCAACAGCGCGAGATTCAGCGCGCAGTCGGACGTCGCGCCGCCGGCATCGGGAAGAACTTCCGCGTGATCTACTCCGCCCTCAAGGACCATTTCCGCATCCCGCGGTACACCTGCCTGCAGAAGCGCGACTTCGAAGCGGCTCTCGACTTCATCCAGAAGGCTCCGATCATGAGCCGCGAACAGTGGCTTCAGAAAGAAGAGTCCGAACGCAAGCGCATCGAGGCAACGACCTACCGCGATGAGCGAATCCCGGAAAGGATTCCTGCCTTCTACCTCACGGACGCAGAGGCAAAGAACCTTCTCGCCGGAATCTACTGCCTGCGGTACCTCTTCCGCCCGCAGATTCAGGCGTTCTACAACACGCTTAATCAGATGAAATCGCCGCTTGCCGCGCAGTTCTATGAGTTCTTCACGTGCATGCATCTCTACTTCATTGAGAACGACCTGAGCAAGCACGGCTACAGGATGGAAGACCTGCCCTGCTACCGTCACTGGCTGGCTCATCAGCCCGCGTAACTGATACCTATTTCTAACCAACAGCCTCGACGCCGAAAAGCGCCGGGGCTTTTCTTTTACCTATGGAACTCAAACCATGAATGGAATTGTTGAAGTCGTAAACGACCAAGTAGTTGTGAGCAGTCGGCAGATCGCTGACAACTTTGGGAAAGAACACAAAGATGTGCTTTATGCCATCCGAGAAATTCTCACGGCGGAAAATTCCGCCGCCAAATTTTTCATCGAAAGTTCCTACTCTTCCCGTGGAAAAACGTTCCCCGAGTTTTTGATGAACCGCGACGGCTTCAGTCTGCTCGTTATGGGCTTTACTGGAGGCAAAGCGATGGAATGGAAGCTCAAGTACATCAACGCCTTTAACGCAATGGAAACCGAGCTTCGTTCACAGCATGAGAAAACGCAGCAGTCTCTCGCCTACTCAATAGAGCGCGCTCAGGCTGCCTTTTTCATCGCGAACACGCTCGCCAAGACGTTCAACGTTCCGCAGGAAAGAGCGGCAGCGCACGCGCTTTCGGTGGTCCAAAAGGACATTGGTATGCCAACGGACCCATTTCGCGCTCTCATTCCATCAGTGCCAGTAACGGAGACAGCCTTACTCAACCCGACCGAGATCGGCAAACGCCTCATCCCAACAACCGCCGCAGCCAAGGTTAACAAGCTCCTAGAAAAGCTCGGATTCCAGAAAAAAGTTGGCAAGCAGTGGCAACTGACAGAAGCAGGCTCCGCTCACGGCGAGAACCGACCTTACGAGCGCAACAACCACTCAGGGTTCCAAATTCAATGGCGCGATTCGGTTGTTCAGGTTCTTCAGTCTTCTCTTGAATGAATCGCGCAACACGAATGAGAGTAGGCACTAACTTTCATTGATGCGCCCGACTTGATGCCGGGCTTTTTATCGGAATAACGATGATCGAGTTCACAAATAACCAAAAAGAAGACCTTGACGCCATCGCATGGCACTTTGACGAGGAGCCGTGGGCATGGCGCAAAACGAACAGCTAAGGAGTTGAGATCATGCATAAGAGAGAAGAATCGGCAGACGCCGCCCCCATCGGGGTGTTCATGATCGACGCTAAGGGCGTCGCGGCCTCTCTGCAAATCGGCGAAAGCTCAGTGTGGAAATTGGTGAAATACGAGCCCGACTTTCCGAAGCCCATCAAGTTCGGCCGTCTGTCCCGATTCAAGGTCGATGAGGTGACAGCCTGGAAGGATCGAATAAAAGGCGGGACAGTCCTCCTTGCTCAGACAGAGGATGAAAATGTTGCGTAAGAAAACGCCCCGAGGACGTATCCTCAGGGCGTTTTTCACATTAAGTCACAGGAACCCAAACCTTGAACGGCCAAGCCTTGTAACCATAGTCGGAAGCACGCATCAACTTACCAGTTCGCCAATGACGATATTCGGTACAGAAGATGAGCTTCCATCTTCCCAAGTGGGAAGAAACGCTCTTTCGAGCCTTTTTTTTCGTGGTGGTCATAAGAATTACCATCCACGAGCGAGCTATGAGCTTGACGCCGAGCACCTTCACACCGATAATGAAGGAGTCTTGAAACCGACATCAAAGGGTGACTCGCTCGCGACACCCTATAGGCGCTGCAGAATTGGTACTTCTTCAGCGCCTTTCTCATATTCGTTTCAGCTGTCTTAGCCTAGACGTGGCAGCTGCGTAAGAAACGCCAAACCTTTCCGCAATCACGTTTGGCGTCTTCAAATTTTCTTCGTCAATAACTGGAAGCGGCATCAGAATTTCCCCAGCAAAAGTGTTGGCTTGCCACTCAGAGTCTTCGTACGCTTTATGTTCTTGTGACTCTTCGCGATTGAATGTTCTTTCATGCCCCAGGATCATATGACCGAACTCATGCCAGAACGTAAATAAAGATCTTCGGTTTGAACCTGTTATCACCGCCTCATAGTCCCGGTTTCTAAGGCGAATACATTGATCATTTGGGATGAAAACCGCTTCAACATCCCGTGCTAACCGGCGATCGTTATCCTCGACCACATCCAACTTCCCTTGGAATAGTAGGATTTCCAGAAACATTCCTATATTTTTTCTCGGATCACCTACGATTTTGCGGACTCCCTCAGCGATTTCCCGAATATTCCTAATGGATCGAGGGGGTACTTTATATCCGTGTCCACTCATTTAGCCTCCTTTTTTTGTGTCAGCTAATAACTTTACAAAGGCATCGAGTTGATCTTTTGACATATTTGCACGAGCAAACCCTGCGACAAGGAATTGCTGAGTTGTAGAAAGTCCCTCCAAAGAAACCGCCTTATTTGACACGTCTGCGGCTTCTCTAATGCCGCTGATGTGGATCCCTTTGGAGGCGAAAAATTCGATCACTCGATTCAGGAAATCGTCGGAAATTTTCTTCGAACCAACTTCCGTAGCACTGAGATACGAAGGAGCAACACCAATGCTTCGAGCCATATCGAGCATGGTGACACCAGCATCTATCCGACCTTTTCGGACAAGCTTGCCATACTCACTAATCTTCATCTTGTTTTCCTCTTTGAATCAGCGAATTCACTGATTAGGTGAAATCATATCACTTTTGGAGTTATTGTCAACATTGCACAACAATATTTTCCCCAAGCGTCATAAACCTCTCTCATGTCGCCCAACGCCTGTTCACGGTCATAGGCGCATTGGTACGATTCATTGCGGTGATCGAGACAGCTTTCCCGCAGGTCACGGGAGAAGGACTTATGGCCGTAGCCCTTCGCGTCCTTCGCCCACGTGTTGAACGTGGCCCGCGCTAGACCGTGAAGGGTGACAATCCTCGGCTTACCGTCCTTCGCCTTTTGCTCCGGATCGACCCACCCTATGCCATCCTTCGCGCGCTGCCTGTCGTGCATTCTCTTCAGTAACGAGCGAACCGCATCGAGCGAGAAGGGCGACATGTTCCCCTGATTGATATTCGGGAAGATGAAGTTGCGGCCTTCGCCCGGAAAGCGCGGCGCGGTGTCCAGAAGACTTTTCGCCGGAGCGCAGAGCGGCGTTTTCCGGTCAAAAGGAATCTTGTCTGACTTCATTTTCATCCGCTCGCGCGGGATGACGTGGAACCACTGTCCCTCATCGTCCTGCTGAATCTCATCCCACGTGGCCTCTCTGGCGGTTGAATTGCGGGCCGACGTGAGAATGGCGAAGGCCAGACAGCGCGCAGACTGACTGCGCGGCACGAGCTTCATCAGCTCAGCAAAGAAAGCCGGCATGCGCTTAGGCGGCAGCGCGGGCTCATGGCCGCCCTCGGGACGAGCGAGGGACAGCATATCGCCGAGCTTCCCTCCGGCTACACGGGCCGGATTCATCATTACGGGAATCATCTCCTGCCGCATTGCCCAGTCGTAGGCATTACGCATATCGCTCAGAATCCTCTCCGGCGTATCGATCATGGTGCGCCACTTCTCCCCCAACTCGTCGTATAGAAGCTCAGCAGTCACGTCCTTCGCCGGCATCGAAAGAAAGTCCGGCGCGAAGTGGTTGCTGCAGTACCCATCCCACACTCGCTCCTTCGGCTTGCGAGCGTTCTTCCATCTCCCCCGCTCCTCATTGAACCGAATCCACCCGTAGACCATCTCCCGGACGGTCAGAACAGCCGGCGCGGGCTCCTCAGACTGAAGAGACATGCGCAGCGCCTTTCTCTCAGCAACCGGATCAATCCCCGCCTTAATCTTTTCGCGCCACTCGGCCGCAGTCTTGAATGCTTCAGAGAGCGAGACCTTCGGATATTGTCCGATCTGGTACGCCTTACCCGTCGCACGGTCACGAAGCAAAAAGTACTTTGCCGTGCTCCCGTCGCCCAGAGTGCGCACGCGCACCTCAAGGCCCGGAACGACGCCGCAGGAGCAACCTTTCGTCAGGCTCCGCAGGCGCTTTTCTGTCATCCTCTCTGCAACTCTTGGCATCTCAGCAGGCTCCTTTCCTGATGTACACAAAAAATCCGGGCGGAAATCGCTTTCACCGGTAATCGCGCTTCTATGGTGTACATCTTGGTGGACATCCGTCAAGAGCTGTACACGGGGTTTAGGAATGGCAGACGAGCCTTTACGCGCCGTAATGGCGACTGTCTTCCCTAGAGCCGCAGGAGGGCCGTAGAGTTAGACACAACAAAAAAGGCCGTCTTGCGACGACCTTTTTAAGAATCCTGGTCGGGGTGAGAGGATTCAAGATAGCTTCTCTCACACCGATTTCAAAATGCACCTGTCACGGTGGTGTACTTCTTGGTGTACTTAGGACAGTTGCTAGGACTGTTTCGGCAGGAAACATCCGCCCAAAAAAGTATAGAGCTACTTCACCCCTATTGCGGCGTCGTGAACTCCGGCTGACTCTTGAAGTAGCTCTCGACCCTCTGCGAGAAGCTCGACACTTTCTCTGAGTAGGCCTTCGCACGCTGAGACTGCGGCGCGCTCAGCACCGCAGGCAGAGGCGCTGGCTCTTCGCTCACGTACCTCGGCGGCGCGGCGCACCCGTTCAGCATCAGCGCGAGCATCGGCAAGCTCACCGCGCAGGCCGGCAAGAGCGTCCAGCGCTTCAACCATCTTCGCATATTGCTTCCTCCCCATATCGGCACGGGCAACGGCCTCGGCTTCCCGAAGCTCCGCCGCGTCCTTTTCGTAAAGCGCAGCGGCATAGCGATAGCC